TTCATCAAACATGGCAGAAACAATTATCTCTCCAGGTGTATTCACAAGAGAAAATGATATTTCATTTATTCAACCAGCCCCTGTAGCAGCAGGAGCGGCAATCATTGGACCAGCAGTAAAAGGTCCAGTAGAAGTACCTACTTTAGTTACATCATATAATGATTATGTAAGAAAATTTGGTACCACTTTTGCTTCAGGTTCTACTTCTTATGAATTTTTGACTTCAGTAGCAGTTAAGAACTACTTCCAACAAGGAGGTAATTCTGTATTAGTATCAAGAGTTGTAACAGGTTCTTTCACAAGAGCTACTGCAACTAGTATTACAAATACAACTACATCTACCGGATTAACATATGCTAGCGGCTCTGGTACAATATCAGCAGTTGCAGCAGACGGTCAAGAATTTGAGATCACTAACGGAACTGTAACTTATAACTTTACAGCTATAGCAGGTATTTTACCGGATGATATTCCTAGCGCTAACCAGTATTATTTTGCTCCTGGTTCTACTGCAGAAGATACAGTAGATAACTTAGGTGATAAAATTAACGGTATAGCTGGATTCCCTGTTGATGTTGATTTAACAAACGACGGTACAGTTGACTTATTTGTATTATCTGGTTCAGCTGTAGGTGCTGATTACAATCTTTATTCTTTTGTAACAGGATCAGCTGCAGGAGGTAATCCTAATAAGACTTTATTTACACTTCAAGGTGGAACTAATACTACTACAGCAACTACTAACTCTTTCTTATTAGAAACTTTAGGTAAAGGAACTATATATAATAATTCTACCGGAGCAAATGATGGAGGAGTACAGAACAGTGATAGTTCATTAGTATCTGGATCAGCCGATAATGTTAGATGGGAGATCAGTAATATTAATGATAAGCAAGGTACATTTACTTTAAGTGTTCGTCAAGGTAACGACAGCCTTAAAAACAAAGTAATTTTAGAGACCTTTAATAACATATCATTAGATCCAAACTCAGAAAATTATATTGAAAAAGTAATTGGTAATCAATACCAACAAATAAATACTTCAGAAAACCCTGCTTACATCGAAACTATCGGTGAATATATAAACAGATCTAACTACATTAGAGTATCTGCAGTAAATACACCTACTTTAGATTATTTAGCAAATGACGGACTTACAGTAAATACAGATTCATCTAACGTTTCTTATTCCGCTTCATTGCCAATTGCTCAATCAGGATCGTTCCACGGAGCAACAGGAGCATTATTTGCATCTAATAGACAAGCTAAATATTTTAAGAATATAGATACTAACGACACTCAAGGTTTAACACCTGGTTGTTACGCTAATATTATTTCTGTACTAGAAAATACTGACGACTATGTATTCAACATCATTTCAGCTCCAGGATTAGTTTACGAACTTTCTGGTCACGGTACACAATTAGATAGTGTTATCTCATTAGCTGAAACAAGAGGAGACTGTATTGCAGTTGTAGACTTAAATGACTACGGTTCAACTGTTGCTAACGTAACATCACAATCAGGCCTACTTAATAGCTCTTATGCAGCTGCTTACTGGCCATGGTTACAAACACAATCAGCTACAGGAAGAAACGAATGGATACCAGCTTCAGTTGTAATCCCAGGAGTATATGCTTTCACAGATAACAGCACAGCACCATGGTTTGCACCAGCAGGACTTGTAAGAGGAGGTATTACAGGAGTAATTCAAGCAGAAAGAAGATTAACTAGAACTCAAAGAGATACTCTTTACTCTAATAAAGTTAATCCAATCGCTTCATTCCCAGGTCAAGGTATTTCAGTATTTGGTCAGAAGACATTACAAACTAAATCTTCTGCATTAGATCGAGTAAATGTACGTAGATTGTTAATTGAATTGAAGAAATTCATCGGAGATCAAGCAAGAAACTTAGTATTCGAACAAAACACAATTGCAACAAGAAATAGATTCTTAGCAACAGTTAATCCTTACTTAGAATCAGTAGTACAGAGACAAGGTCTTTATGCTTACCGAGTAGTAATGGATGACACAAACAACACTGCAGACGTAGTAGATAGAAACCAATTGATCGGTCAGATCTTTATTCAGCCAGCTAAAACTGCAGAATTTATTGTACTTGACTTTACAATTGAGCCAACAGGAGCAACATTTGCAGGATAAATTTAAATTAGAATATTTATAATAAAGAATAAATAACATGGCAGTATTAGATCCAAACGAAATTATGTTTAGAGCCTTCGAACCGAAGGTACAAAATAGATTTATCATGTATATGGATAACATTCCTTCATTCATGGTAAAAACAGTATCAGCTCCTTCTTTTGAAGACGGAGAGGTAGTTCTTGACCACATTAACTCATATCGTAAGATTAGAGGAAAGAGAATGTGGAATGATATGGATATGACTCTATATGATCCAATTACTCCTTCTGGTGCGCAAGCAGTAATGGAGTGGGCTCGTCTATCTTACGAATCAGTAACAGGTAGAGCTGGATACTCAGACTTCTACAAAAAAGATTTAACTCTTAATGTATTGGGTCCTGTAGGAGATGTAGTTTCTGAATGGATTATCAAAGGTGCATTTATTAAAACAATGTCTCAAGGAGACTTTGATTGGTCAGCACCAGATGCAGTAGAGTTATCTATCACAGTAGCAATGGATTATTGCGTATTGAATTACTAATACAACCAACCATATAAATAAAGGCCCGAATTTTTTCGGGCTTTTGTTGTTTTAAAAATAAATTCTTCGTATATTTATATCTAGAACTAGTTTTAATTAATAAAATTTATGGAACAAGCACAAAAATTCCCAAGTGAAGTAGTCGACTTACCTTCTAAGGGAAAACTTTACTCTCCTGATTCACCTCTTGCCTCTGGTACTATCGAAATGAAGTACATGACAGCTAAAGAAGAGGACATTTTAACCAATCAAAATTATATCGAAAAGGGTATAGTTATTGATAAATTACTTCAAGCATTAATTATTGATAAGTCTATTGACTACAATGAATTACTTGTTGGGGATAAAAATGCCCTTTTAATTGCAGCTCGTATTTTAGGGTACGGAAAGGATTATGAATTTGAATATGCCGGAGAAAAAGAAAAAGTGGATTTATCTCTACTTAACAACAAAGAACTCCACCCCGAGGTAGAAAAAGCAAAAGAAAACAGTTTTAATTTTACCCTACCGGCCACAGGCAAAGTTGTTACGTTTAAGCTTTTATCTCATGGTGATGAACAAGCAATCGATCAAGAAGTAAAAGGATTAAAGAAAATTAATAGAGAATCGTCAGCAGAATTATCTACCCGACTTAAACATATGATTTTAGCGGTAAATGGTGATAGCGAGAGAAAAAACGTTAGAGCCTTTGTAGATAATGAATTCCTGGCAAGAGATTCTAGAGCATTTAGAAACTACCTTAGAGACTTTCAACCAGATGTAGATATGAAATTTTATCCAGACAATGGGCCGGAAGGAGGGGTAGACATCCCTATCGGGGTAAACTTTCTTTGGCCTGACGCCAACTTATAGGCTTTCGGTATTTTCTCAAATACATGAAATAGTATTTCATGGTAAAGGAGGTTATGACTATGAAACAGTTTATAACATGCCTATATGGTTGAGGAACTTTACTTTCCAAAAAATGCAAGAGCATTACGAAAAAGAAAAAGCTGAATATGATAAGATTAATAAAAAAAGTAGTCAGTTAAAAGCGCCTTCAACTAAAAAACCTTCTTATAGTACAAGGGCTCGTAAATAAGCGAGCCTTAACTATTTATAATAAACTCATTTTATAAATGGCTAACGGTAACAATTTGAATCCTGATCCAAGTGAATTTGCTAGGAGTAGAGAGGAACTTAATAAGTTAAGAGATCAGTATAATAAATTTGCAAGAGCAGAAGCAGAAAACAATGCATCTGCTTTAGACTATGCCCGTACCCTTAACGCAGAACTTAGAGACAGTTTAGGAGTTAAGCAAAAGCTTAATGACCAAGAAAGAACTTTAAGGAATTTAGGAAACGAAGTAGTTAAAGCCGTTCAACAAAATGTAGTAGAGCTTGGAAATGCAGGTAAAATTAACCGTGAGATAACCAAAGCACAGAATCTACAAAATAAACTAGTTACTGAAATTACCTCTATAGCTGGAGAGTTAAATGAACAACAAACACTCTATGCCCAGCAACTAGCTGATACATACTCTACACATCAAGATATATCTAAAGAGCTTCAAACTGCTCAAGATATACAAACAGAACAGTTAAAATTAGTTGCTGATCTAGAAAGCAAAACTAAATCAGTCGGTGTATACTCTGAAGAGGAGTCAACAAGACTTCAAGAGCAGTTAAAGACTCAAAAGAATGTTCTAGACGATATAACAAGAAATGTTGAAAAGAAACAGGAAGCAGTTAATTTAGGTGATGAGTTAATCTCCGGTCTTCAAAAAGAGTTAAACTTACAAGGTAAAATTGATGCACAGACGGCTAATAGATTAGCTGCTCTAATTTCAATGAAAAAAGCTCATCAAGATAATGTAACTGAGCTACAACAAGAAGAGCAAATACAACGTAAAATAGAAGACAGAATGGGTGTTACCGGTGCTTTGGTAAAAGGTACTGGAGCATTAATGGAAAGACTAGGTATGAGATCTGGTATTTTTCATAAAGCTATGGAAGATGCTCAAACTGAAATGCAGAAATTAGCTGAAGAATCAGAACGTATTGATCCTGCTACAGGAAAGATAATGAATAATGCTTCCAAGCTTCAGATAATGTTTAAAGGTTTAGGTGAATTAGGTAAAGGATTTGGTAAAGCTCTTTTCGATCCTTTTACTATTATCACTGCTATAGTTAGTAAAGCATTCGAACTCAATGCAGCTTCTACTAAACTACAACGACTTACTGGGCAAAATGCCGGAATACAAGCAGCACACAATAGCAGCTTAGCATCTGGAGCTCAAGTGATGGGCTTAATGGCTGAGATGACAGAAAGAACAGGAATTGCAGCAGCAGCAATGTTCTCTTCTGAAGATTTAGGAAGACTTGCAGAGGCACAGAATCTATTAGGTCTTTCTGCCGAACAAGCTTCTAATTTAGGTATGTTTTCAAAAGTATCTGGAACATCTATTCAAGGATATAAAGAAGACTTAGTAGAAAGCGTTAATAACTTTAATGCTATGAATGACTCTGCAGTTGCTCATGGTGTTATAATGCAAGATGTATTAAACGCATCAGCAGATGTTTCTATGTCACTTGGAGGTAATCCTGGAAAAATAGCCGCAGCTGCTTCAGCAGCAAGAAAATTAGGTTTAGATCTTGGAAAAGTAAATAAAATTGCAGATGATTTATTAAATTTTGAATCATCTATAGAAAGTGAATTAGAAGCTCAGCTACTTACAGGTAAACAAATAAATTTAAGTAAAGCAAGAGAACTTGCATTAAATAATGATTTAGAAGGAGTAGCAAATGAATTAGCAAAGAATGGAGCATCTGCAGCAGAATTTGCTAATATGAACCGTATTCAACAAGAAGCTATGGCTAAAGCTCTTGGAATGAATAGAGAAGAGATGGGTAAAATGCTTATTGCTCAAGAAGGACAGAAAAATCTTTCTGATAAGCAAAGAGCAGCTATGAGAGGTGTGACATTAGAGCAATTAGAGCAAATGGAAGCCTCAGAATCACTTCAATTAGCTTTTTCAAAAATAGCAGAGCCTCTCGCTAGTATATTAAATACATTAGCCCCTATTGTTACTATGATTGCTAAGGCAGTTGCTTTTGTAGCTCCTTTAGCTCCATATTTACTAGCAGCATATAGTGCAACTAGATTACTATCAGGAGGGTTTGTTAATATAGCAGCAAGTGCAGGAAATCTAGGAAAAAGCTTACTGGGGAAAAAAGATAGTATCGGAGCTTTCTTTAATGATATACCGGGAAAATTTAAATCAATGAAATCCGGTTTAAAAGATTTTGTAAATGTAGCTAGAGGTGCATTAACCGGTAAAGTAAAATCTAAAGCAGGAGATTTATATGATGCAATGTCTCCTCAAGGAAAGATGATATTAACTAAAGGTGGTACGAGATTAAATCCTTTAGAAAAGTTAAAAGGAAAAGCAGCCGGAGATACTAAAAAGCTTGCAGAGTCAACAGGCGGAGTTAAACCCGGAGCAGGAGAAGGCCCAAAAGGGTTCTTAAAAGGATTAGGAGATGGTTTAGCTTCTATCGGTAAACAGTTTGGTAACGTAGTTAAAGGTGCATTAGCTTTAGGAATAGCAGGATTAGCTCTTGGAGTATCTTTTGCCTTGGCATTGAAGATGGTAAAAGATGTAGATCCGGCACAAATGCTTGCATTTGCAGGATCATTAAGCATGTTAGGATTAACGTTAGCAGTACTAGGAAATGTAAGCGGAAACATAATTACAGGAGCATTAGCTATGGGAATATTAGGTGCAGCTTTAATTCCAGCAGCTTTTGCATTTAGTCTATTAGACGGAATAAACCCAGGTCAGATGTTTGCTTTTGCCGGTGCATTAACTTTATTAGGACTAGCAGCAGCAGGATTAGGATTCTTATTTCCATTCATTGCAGCAGGAGCAGGAGCAATAGCACTTCTAGGTCTTTCATTAATACCAGCAGCTTTTGCTTTTAATTTACTTGGGAATACACCTATAGAATCTATTATACAACAATTAACAGGTCTTGCTATTATAGCACCACAATTGATGCTTGTAGGATTAGGTTTAATGAGTATTGCAGCAGGACTAGGTGCTATAGCAATAGCAGGAATAATGGCATTACCGGCCTTAGCAGCTTTAGGTACTTTTGCTCTAGTAATGACCCCATTGATGGCTCTTGGAGGATTATTTGGAGAAGGTGGTGGAGAAGAAGATAGCGGATTTGCAAAATTGGAAGAAAAACTAGATACACTATATCAGTAGTTTCTGCTGGAGGAGATGTATACTTAGATTCAGATAAGGTAGGTAGAACTCAAGCCAAAGCATTCTCTAGATTGGTTGGATAACCTACAAATAATAATAAGAACTATTTATAATAAACAAAAATAATTAATTATGGCAAACGGAATTTTAAATAACCAATTACCTAATTCTACTTTAGGACTACAAGGTCAGACTCCTGCTACAAGACCAGGAGCTAATCCTGCCTCTACCTTACATAATCAGTCATCGATTAATAATCAACCGGCTATCGAGCAGAGTCCTTCTGGATTAGATTTAAACGGACTTACTCCAGGTAAGTATTTAGATAACCCACCAGCATAAGTATATGCCAATTATAAGGAACTTAAAAAAGGACTTCGATGAAGGCCGTATGGATAATCTCCGTTCTCTTACTTATGAAGAAAGAGGGACTAAAGCTCCTTATGTAACGAAATCAGAGGGAAGTTCATCTAATGAAATATCTAAAAGAGTAGATGATGCATCTCGAATTGCTCAAATGCTTATAGACAAGCCAGGTTTAAAACACCTAGCAAATGAAGCATTATTGAAGCAAGGAGATATTGCTCAAAAGCTACAATCAAGTGAAAAGTACCAACAAGGTACTCAAGTTGGTAATATACTTAGGAGAGCCGGAGGTACATTAAAGCATGTAGCACAAGTGGCTGGTTCAACTCTGGCACAGGTCCCTGTAAACGGAACAGGTACTCACTTTATAAGAGCATTTAGAACAGATACATATTTACAAGACGGAGATCCGGCTAGTGGCTTTGCTGAATTTTTTGGAGCAGGCGGTGTAGAAGGATCTCAATATGCTTTAAAAGGAGAAAAGGTACCTGCCCAAGGAGTAATAACTAATTCAAAGTTACCAAGTAGAAATACAACAGCTAGTCCTGGAGAAATAGGAAAATACCATATAGGTATCGAAAGTGATCTTACAACAGAAACAGATATTTCTCTTTATACTCCTGACCTAACATATACTTCTACAAATACGTTAACTAACGTAAATAGTACAACTAACGGAAAAAGTGTAGCTAAACCAGCTGATTTAAGTAGAAATACTACACCATCACCTGGTAGTTTAGGAATAGATAAGAAAGATGTAGTAGGAGATATTGTAGAGAATGTAAATGTAGCACAAGGAAACTACCGTGTAGATACTCCTTATACTGAAACTACAACAGTAGATAATATAACTAATGCTAATGTAGGAGCTCCAATAAATAACCCTTCAGGTACAGGACAATTTGACCAAACGTTTGCTGTTCAGACAACCTCTTTAGAAGGTACTTTTGGAATTTCTAACAAAGCAATTCAAGGAGATATTTCAGATCCACTACCTGAGCGTTCTCAAATAAGTAGTTTTAATAACGGACAACTAGAAGCAGGCGGAGGTAGAACTGCTACAAGTACCCAAGATAATATTAACCGTTCTAGAGTAGGTGCTAGAATACCTTTATTGGGTGCACCTACAAGACCGAATGATACTTATTATCAAAATGGGATTGTTAGTTTATTTAATACCGGAGACGAGCAATTTAAAGAATATATTACAACAGGTTATGCACCGGTAGAAAATAGAAAAAAATTAATAGACTTAAATACCGGAGTAGATGGACAGAGCATAGGGACTATCACCAGCCTTCCAAAACAATTTGAACTTAAATACTCAGATCTAGAAGGAGCAAGTTATATTCAGCAAAGTACAGAATATAATTCAGTAGCTGCTCAAATCGGAGCTCCTATATCTAATAAATCAGTAGTAGGACCTACACCAGATTTAAATACAACATCACCAAAAGGAAGTATTCCTACCAGTACAACTAATAGAGGTATATCAGGAGATATAACAGGACTGCCTATTAGTGATACAAATAAGTATAATGATGGAGGAAGAGGTTCTTCTTACTTAGCTCATTCTACTTTAAGTAATGTAAATGCAGTTCAATCTGGAATAGATTTTAAACCAGAAGGTTTATATAGACCAGCTGACGGAACTATTCCTATAAGATCTAACAGTTGGATAGACGGAATAAAATTTACCTCTAAAAAAATTACAGATACTAGAGTAGGTGGAGATGTAAATAGTATAGATCTCGAAGGTGAATATTTTTCTGGTAATGCTCAAGATAGAATATCAACGTTTGATGCGAATAAATCAAGAACAGCTATACAAGATTTTAGAGCTACAGATCCTGAAATATCCCCAAATGTTCCTTTAGCTACCGATAACTATAGTAAGTACCGACAGCAAAAAGTATATGCTCTTAATTACGGGGATCCTTTAATAAACAAAGAAACAAGGGTTGGATTAGGTAATCAAGGTAAAGTAGGTAGAAACAGAACTTCTTACACTGTAGAAGATCCAGATACTAGAGATAAAATAAATTATTTAGATGTATCTACTTCTCCTCTAGACGGTATTGCTGAAAATAGAGACTTAGTACAATTAGAATTCCAAGTATTAACACCAGACCAGACATACTATTTAGCATTTAGGGCATTTTTAGATACATTTGATGATAGTTTTAATGCTAGTTGGAATACACATAAGTATTTGGGTAGAGCAGATAATTTTTACACCTATAGTGGATTTGAAAGGAGTATAAATATAGGATTTAAAATTGCAGCTGCTACTAAAGAAGAAATGAAACCTCTATATAGAAAAGCAGCTACCTTAGCATCAGTTACTGCACCTACATACGGCAGTGCTGGTAGATTTATGAGAGGTTCGATTGCTAAAGTGACTGTAGGAGATTATATCTACGAGCAACCAGGTATAATAGAATCAGTACAATATACTTGGCAAAAAGATTATCCTTGGGAAATATCTTTTCAAAACCCAGAAGGTAACGAAAGATCACAGATTCTACCTCATGTATTGGATGTTAGTTTATCATTTAAGGTTATTCATGATTTCTTACCACAAACAGGTACTAACCCGTTTATTACAAATTATAGACCTATTCAAGAAAATAAAGATGTGTACATACCGCTTGCTGGTAGTTAATAAATTTCGTATATTATAAAAATGGGCAGACGCTTTAAAAAAATACTAACAACCAAAACCACTACAGGTACCGTATATAAGAGAAATGTTATATACCCGGAAATACCTTTAAGTGAAGAAGATATTTATGTTATATCGCAATATGGTGATAGGTACGATACTCTAGCCCTAGAGTTCTATCAAGACTCAGAGTTATGGTGGATTATTTCTTCAGCAAATAATTATCAAAAAGGGTCTTTAAACGTAACTCCAGGGGTACAGTTAAGGATACCAGCTGACAAAACATCAGCTATACAATTATTTGAAGAAGTAAATAAAACCAGATAATGTCAAAACCAGCACAAGAGACACCACAAGGACAGCCTAAAGACGTTATAGGAGGAGGACTTTCTGCCGGAGTTGTAAGACAGCTCATCGAGCGTGAAAAACTTGTGTCTCAAAATCAAAAAACTAAAGAACATCTTCTATTCTTTAATGGTAATGGTGCCTGGGCTAGAATGGTTTCCAGTGTAAATACTATTACAGAGAATGAAGCTAACTTACTAGCGATAGGAGAACTTACAGTTGAAGAGGTAGTCGGTAATAAGAATTTAGCTTACAATAATGTACTTATGGGAGGTACATTAAAGCAAGGTACTCCTAGCAATCCGACAGCGTTAGGAGGCGGAGTAAACCAATCACTACATAATCCTATAAATATAGATTCCAGCGGGTATACAAAAGCTGGTGACATAAAGGATAGTGCTTACCATAAGTACGAAAGTCTAGGATTTAGACCAACCCCAGGAATTGAATCAGTTTCTGTAAAATCTAAAGGTACATACGGTACCTTAAGAGAAGCAGAAGTTAACTTTAAAGTATGGACTTTAGAAGATTTAGAAGTAATGCAGGCTCTGTACCTAAGACCTGGTTACTCTATACTACTGGAATGGGGACATAGTGTACAACTACAGTCTTCAGAAAATGTTGGACAGTTAAATACACAAATAACTACTTATAAAAAGTTCTTAAGAGATAATGTTGATGATCCTATGTTGACATTCGAAAAAGAACTCTTACAAATAGCACAGCAATCAGACTTTAATTACGATTCATTTGTAGGCTATGTATCCAATTTTAATTGGAGTTTGAACGAACAAGGAGGGTATGACTGTAAGGTTAAAATTATTGCTAAAGGCAGTGTTTTAGAATCTATAGCATGTACTTTTGATCCTTCAGAAGTATATCCTGCTGATCAAATGAATCCATTAAGAAAAGATAAAGGTAAAGAAGAGAGAAAATCAATCTACCATAAACTCTTTACGGAAATGCAATACTGGGTAGATGGAGGTATAGCTAGTACAGAAGTAAAACAGTTTGATGATGCAGTTTTAAATGTGTTAAATCCTTTTAATAGCCCACAGGATAGGTTGAGTGCAGCAGGAAGTGCTTTAAGAGCAACAGCCGGAGCAACTGGAGATATACTATTCGGTAATGATGAAGAGTTATTAGCTGCTATAGATGATCCACAAGGAGCAGAAGCAAAAATAGCTATGCAAAATGATGCATTTAGAGAAAAATTTGAAAAGCTAAAAAATGGAGATTCTTTTGTTTATAACGGTAAAACATATTCTTTCGGATCCACGAAAACAGGTAATAGCGGGTTTGCAGACTTAGAAGAAGAAGAGCTAAAATACTACTTAAATAAAAATTTTAAAGAGTATGGTTTAAAGTTTGAACAAACTGGTACAGGGGATAACATTAAAGTAGTAAGTGATTCAGGAGAAACATTAACAATTGAGGTAGATAATGCATTTACAGCAGACGACTATAGAGAAGGACTTAGATTAGCTAATTTTATACAAGACCGCTCTGTAATACCAGAAAATCAACTAACCGAAGATCAAAAAGCTGATAGAGAAAGGAGAAAACAAGCAGCTCAACAGCAAGATATTGACAGACAGAGAGATCAGGCAATTGCTCAAGCAAATCAAGCAGACTTAACCGGGCTTACCTCAGAAGGTGATATAATGCCTATCTATACAAAAAGTAATTTTGTTAGAACTTCTTCTCAACATTTTAGAAGTACTTTAAATGATTTTGCAGCTTTCAGGTTAAAGGACCTAGAATTAAAAGATACAGGTGTTTTTGATAACGATGACTTGAATGAATTTTGGATTCCATTATATGCTGTATTAGACGTATATAACAACTACGTTACTTTAGTAGACGCTACTAAATCTAAATCCAAAGGGACTAACTCTACAGGAAGAAAACTAACACAATTTTATACAGGACATACAGACGAGAATCCAATAGGAGTATACGAAAAGAAGTTAAAGTACCTTACAACAGACCAGCATTTTTCTATTAATCCTATGGTATGTGTATTACCAAAAAAACCTAGATTAACAGTTTTAACTGACAGTGAAGGAAAAAAATTAGAATGGCCTGACGGACAAGGAACTGCTTTCCCAATGGGAGTTATATGGAAAAATGGATTTCATCAACAAGTAGAATCTGCGTTTACTCAAGGACTTATAAGAGGAGAAACAGACGATATACTTAATATACTTATATCAGTTCAGTTCCTTAAAGATGAATTAGATAAAATCGTTAAAGCAAACGAAGATTCTGATCAAAACGAAAATAACAATATCGTTTATTTTTTAAGAATTATTCTCAAAGCTATGACCGAAGCAATGGGAGGTGTTAATGACTTAGATATATTCTATGATGATAGAGATGATTTATTTTATATAGTTGATAGAAAAATAACCCCTGCCTTACGTAATTTAATTCCTACCCTTTCCTTATCAGGAGTTAGGTCAACTATGACCAATGTCCAGATAGATAGTCAAATCAGTCAAAATATAGGTAATATGGTTTCTATTGCCGCTCAAGGTACTGAAGGAAACTCTAAAGATAATGTTGGACCACTTTTAAAATGGAATGCAGGTCTATTAGATAGACATATTAGACATAAAGGACAAGATAAAACTGACGACAATAGTAAAATTACTCAGAAAAAAGAAAAAAGAGAAAACCCTGCAGATAAAAGATTAAAGAAGTGGATTGACGACTACTACGATTATTGGAGAGAATTTAACGGAGATAAAGCTTTTGATAATGGTGATTTTAATCCTGATTTAGTTTCTGCTATTTCTAATTTTCATAAAAAATTCTGTCAAAAATACGTAGTTGAGGCTTATTCAAAGAAGAAAGATGATCCTAAACCACCACCAGGTGTAATACCGGTTGAATTATCTTTCACAACTATGGGACTCGGAGGTCTAAAAATAGGACAGGCTTTTCAAATAGAACAAGGACTACTTCCTCAAAGTTATGCTGAAGATTTTGGATATATCATAACCGGATTATCTCATAATATTCAAGATAGTAAATGGACAACAGATGTAAAAACACAGTTCTACTCTCTTAAACCTCCTACTAAAGCAGAATTAGATTATTTTGATCAAACTGCTAAAGCTGCATCTGAAGGATATAGAGAGACTAATGCTTCAGGAGGAGTAGTAGGACCTGTAGTAGAAGATGAAACACCGGCTATCAACGGAGAAAAAGTTGATTACGATTCAATTAAAGCTGCAGTAGTTGGTAAGGGGTATCAATGGGATTCTCGTGAATGGGCTGTTAATATAGTTGGTATTCGTAACTATAATTCATATAGGGACAATAAAATACCATTGAGTAATAAGTTTGACGATATAATGACCATATCTTGGATAGAAAACGGAGTTAAAAAAGCTGAGAAGTTTGCATGTACTACTGATCCTGGTAAATACTGGCTAGTTGATAGTATAAACTCAGCCGGTACTGCAATTCTAAAAGAGGGACAGTACATAAATTCTCATGGATACGGAAAACATAAAAGAGGAGGAGGATACCCAGCCCTTACTCAAATCAACCCTGTAACAGTCTGGAGAGATAGAAACGGTGATCAATTTTACGATTTTGTTAACCCTCAAACAGGAATTTTTGGCATAAATATACATAAAGCTAGTACTCGTAATTCTGGATCAACACAAATAGATAAATGGTCAGCAGGATGTCAAGTAGTTAGTAAGCCTGGTAGTTTATCTCGTATATTAGAGATAGCAAAACAGGCTACAAGAAAAGTACAGCAAAATAAATTTACATATACGTTAATAAATTCTAGAGACATAAATATATAATACTATGTATTTACCAAAACACCAATATACTAAAAAGACTTTAGAAGAACTTGATGCATTATTCAATCTAAGAATAGGTGGAGGAACAGAAACAACCAATTCAAGCATTTTAGAACAAATAAGTAACTCTCTCAGTAATCCAAACACTCAAGTAGTTGTTACATCGACAGGTAAAATTTTTAGTACTAGAGGAATCAATTTTGAAAAAGGGGACTTTAGTGCAGCCATAGAATTAGTACCTACAAAAGAAAGTAATGATCCAACGTTGTTTGATAATAACAGAGGAAGTTCTGTTAATTCTACTAAATTACCTCCTACTTCTAAAGAAAAGCAAGCAGGTGTAATGAAAAGGTGTTTTTATAAGAATAATTCTACAGGCAAGGTAAAAGAGATACTAAGACCTCAAGCAATAAAACTTGCTAAAAGTAGAGAAAGATTTGAACAAGTATTTTGTATAGACTGGGAAATAAAAGGCCCGGCAAAAGATCAAACTATAAATGGATATTTTCTAGAAGGGATAGAAACAAGAAATCAAAGAAGATTAAGTGAATTAAAAGAGGTAATGCCAGGAGCTGAAGTTTTAATCAACAGTCCAGCAGAGTACGTAGAAGATACTTTAATTAAGCAATCTCAAACAATTCAACAACAAAATAATGATATAGTTATACCTTCACCGGGAAAAAGGTTGTAGATACGAAATAATTTCGTATATTAATAAAAAGGTTTTATAAGTGTTTTATATAATAGAAGAAGAATCAAAACTATCTTCCCTCGAAGGTTTAGTTAAAATAGGTTGCTATGTGGATGTTATTTCTACTAACGATTTATACCACCCTAGTCTTACCTCTACAGTAGCTGTTTATATTAGAATACTAAATAGCAACCACGGTTACATTATTCCTATAAAACATGATGAAGGACTTAACGTAGATAAAAAACGTATCTACCAAATTCTATTAAAAGCAAGTAAACTATATACTTTAAATAAGAAAAAGCTTCTCTATCACTTTAATCTACAAGATGCTATAGATTTATCATTAGTCTATTCAATGACTAAATTTGATAAATTACAAATTAAAGACGATAATTCTAGTATAAATTATTTTTATAGTAAACATAGTGAAAAAAAAGAACTTAATAGACTTGTACCGTTAACTAAATTATACGAAAAATGTGAAGATACGTTCGAAAGTATACAAGATACGATACAGCTTGAATTACCACCTGGGTTTGATTTCTATAATAAGATAGCTACTAATGTATTTTTCCTATTAGAGCAAAATGGCGTAGGTATTATCTACGATGCATTTAATAAAATGTTTAAACCCAAAAACCCTCTCTACAACACTGTAGGTAACGTAGTTTATACTGATTACAACTTATATAACTCTACATCCAGACCTACTAATACATTTAACTCGGTTAATTTTGCTGCAATACCAAAGGCAGAGGAGTTTAGAAAATGCTTTAAGCCTCAAAATGACTTTTTTGTAGAGTTTGATTTTGATGGTTATCATTTGAGATTACTCGCCGAACAGCTTAATTACCCCTTATCTAACGAATCAGCACATAAGCAACTGGCAAAGCAGTATTTTAGAAAAGATGAGATAACAGAAGAAGAGTATGCAAGAGCTAAACAAATTAATTTTCATGCAATTTATGGAAAAATACCTGAAGAGCATAAAAATCTTAAAATATTTAAAGAAATACAGGAATACATAGATGCTATGTGGAAACAATTTAATTCTTTCGGCATAGTATTTAATCCTCAGTCAGGGAAAGGATTTACTAAAGACTTAAAAGAAATGAATCCTGCTAAATTAATGAATTATATGATGCAATCGTTGGAGACTTCAAATAATATCATTATATTAAAAGAGATACTAAAGTACTTAAGAGATAAGAAATCTTTCATTACTCTCTACACCTACGATGCAATTTTATTTGATTTTAGTAAAGAAGATGGAAAGGAAACTTTAGAAGATATTAAGAAAATAATGGAAAACAGTGGGAAATACCCTGTAAAATTTAAATATAACATAGATTTAATGTTATAGATTAGTACAACTATTTATATATGATAACAAACACAATAAGCCCTAGGTTCGATTACGATATAGAACCTATTTTTACCAGTGAAGATATGAGCAACAAGCTGTTTTGTACTTTCTCTACTGAAGAAGGACTAGAAGAAGTTCTTTCTAATGTACAAGAAAAGTATAAAATTATTTACAATAAAATATTTGTACTTTATTCTAAAAGTCAAGACGAGTACATTTGTACATATAATGTAGATTTTGGAAATATCGGTACTTTTTTAGAAAATACCATACTAGTACATCGAAAAAAAGAAACTAATACTCTCTATACTATAAATGCTCTTAATACTTTAATTAAAGAGTTAAACGGAGGAGTTTTAGACACAAACTATAGAATAAACTGGCCTGACTACCGCAATTGTGTACTTCTTACAAAAGGTCCAGAATTAAAAAGAGTTAATACTAAGTTGCATAAAATTATTGAGCTTTAGTTGGCGCTTTAATTTTTTCTTCTTATATTATCAATAAGTTATAATTTTAAAATTAGTTATATGGACATTAATGCTATTCGCGCTAAACTAGATGCGCTAAACAACAACGGTCAGGAAAAAGAAAAAACTGACTACTCTAAGATTTTTTGGAAACCTCAATTAGGAAAGCAAACAGTACGTATAGTACCATCAGCTTTTGATCCTTCTTTTCCTTTTAAGGAATTAAAGTTTCACTACGGTATTGGAAAGTACCCAATGGTAGCTTTGTCAAATTTTGGTAAACAAGATCCTATTGAAGAGTTCGTAAAAGAACTACGTAAAACCAACGATAAAGATAATTGGTCTCTATCAGGTAAAATCTCACCAAAAACTCGTATCTTTGCCCCTGTAGTAATTAGAGGAGAAGAAGATAAAGGAGTTAGATTATGGGGATTCGGTGTTACTATTTACAAAGCATTATTAGCTTTGGCAGAAGATGAAGATATCGGAGACTTTACAGATGTAATTAATGGATGGGATATGGTAGTAGAGCAGCAACAAGGAAATCCTTACCCTGAAACTACTGTTCGAATTAAACCAAAACAAACTCCTTTATCAGATAATAATGATTTAGTAGATACATGGTTAAAAGATCAACCAAACCCAGTAGAAGTACATACACAGTATGATTACGAATTTATTAAAAAGCAGTTACAAACTTACTTAGACCCTAACGCAGTAGAAGAAAGTAATATACCAACTGCACCATCTACAGATGATAAATTGCCAGAAAGCTTAGGTCAACAAAAAGCAGACTTTACTTTGGAAACAGCTACGGCTGGCAACAAAGATACAGTAAGCAAATTTGATGATTTATTTAACGAATAGAAATGGCAGAACAGAAAAAAGAAGCAAAAGCAGCCGCATCTGCGGCAGTCAAGAAGAATTTCAATCTTGGAAACTTTAAAAAGAAAAAAGGTTTTTCAAATGCATCCGTAAAGTTTAAAGAACAGGGATGGATTCCTTTATCTAAAGCTTTCCAAGACATTACATCTCTTCCTGGCATTCCAACAGGTCATATTACCCTACTAAGAGGTCATAGTGATACTGGAAAAACTACCGCTTTACTAGAAGCTGCAGTTAATGCACAGAAACTCGGAATACTTCCAGTCTTTATAATTTCAGAGATGAAGTGGTCTTGGGACCATGCTAAAGAAATGGGATTAAAATTTGACGAAGTAACTGATGCAAACGGTACTGTGGTCGACTATGAAGGTCATTTCTTATATGCAGATAGAGGTACATTAAACACTATTGAAGAAGTAGCAGTTTATATGGCTGATCTTATGGACGAGCAGGCCAAAGGTAATTTACCTTACGATATGTGTTTCTTTTGGGATAGTATAGGCTCTATACCTTGTGATTTATCCGTACGTTCTAATAAGAATAATAACGAATGGAATGCAGGGGCTATGTCTACTCAATTCGGCAATAATCTCAACCAAAAGATACTATTATCTAGAAAAGAGAACTCTCCATACACCAATACCTTAGTAGCTATTAATAAAGTCTGGACTATGAAACCAGAGTCACCTATGGGACAACCTAAGTTACAGAATAAGGGAGGTATGTCAATGTGGTATGATGCTACTTTAGTAATTACCTTTGGAAATATTACTAATCCAGGTACATCTAAAATTAAAGCTATTAAAGATGGACTACAGGTGGAGTTTGCTAAACGTACCAACGTTCAAGTTGAAAAGAACCATATTGGAGGTGTACAGTCTAGAGGTAGAGTAGTAATGACATCCCATGGATTTATCCCGGATGATAAACGTGCTATAGATAAGTATAAAAATGAGCATAAAGACCACTGGTTAAAACTGGTAGGTAGTATAGACTTTGATTTAATCGAAGAAGGAGACTTAGAAGAAGAAACTATAACTCCTAATATTCTAGATTAATGTCAAATTACGGAAATATTCTCAAAAATCTTAAAGAAACCCCACCAAGAGAATTAAACGATCACATACTAGTGATTGATGCTATGAATATGTTAATTCGTAGCTTTTCTCTACTAAAAGCGATGAATCCATCAGGTACACATATCGGAGGCCTGGTGGGTTTTCTTCGCTCTTTAGGGTATGTAACTAGGATTTTTGATCCAACGAGGGTTGTAGTAGTATGGGACGGAAAAGGAGGATCAGCTAACCGCAAGAATATAGATCCAAACTATAAAGCTCAAAGAGCTACTGCTCGTATAACTCACTGGGGACTGTATGACTCCAAAGCAGAAGAACAAGAAGCCTTAATAGGGCAGTTATATAGGACTCAAGATTACTTAGAATGCCTTCCTTTACAACAGATAGGAATGGATAAGTTAGAAGCAGATGATATTATTGCTTATTTAGCAAAACAAGCAGCTTCTTCTCCTAAAGTAAAGAAAATTACTATAGTCTCTTCTGATAAGGATTTTTTACAGTTAGTAGATAATACTATAGAGGTATACGCACCAGTAAAGAAGAAAACATTTACAGAAAGTAATATTTTCGATGAACTTAAGGTATTGCCTGAAAACTATAATGTTGTAAAAGCACTTCTTGGAGATAATTCCGATAATTTAACCGGAGTAAAGGGACTCGGAATAAAAACTATACTATCAGAGTTTCCTGCATTAGTAAATACTTCTGGTGCCGATCTTCAATATGTATATGATACGTGTGCTGCAAAATTAGAAGAAGATAAATGTAAGAAGATATTTCCAAAAATTATCACAGAATGGGATCGTGTAGAAACTAATTATAAGTTGATGAATTTACATGATTCTGTGTTGGATGATAAAGAAAAAAATCATATATTAGATATAATAAAGAGTGATATACCCAACTTACAAACAGGGGCGTTTTTACATCTTCTAGATCAAGATAAGATCGAAGGAGTTACAAAAAATACTGAAGGTTGGTTAGAGAACTTTAGAGGTTTAACGGTTTTTAAAAAATAAGTTATAGATGACATTAAAAGCATTGAATCAGTATGGAAAAGGTTTCCAGCTGAAAGTATTGGGCTCATTGCTGACAGATAAAAGTTTCTTACTAAATGTAAGAGACGTTCTTCAAGAAGATTACTTTGATTCAGACGCACATAAGTGGATAATCAACCAGATTGTCGGGTATTTTGATAAGTACCACACTACCGTAACTATGGATGTGTTAAAAGTAGAGTTGCAAAAATTAGAAAATGAAATTCTTAAAGTAGCTTTAAAAGAGGAGCTACGTAACTCCTATCAGGCATCTCAAGACGATTTAGAATACGTACAAGAAGAATTTACTACTTTTTGTAAGAATCAAGAGATGAAACAAGCTATTTTGAATTCTACAGATTTGCTTAAAGCAGGTGATTTTGATGGTATTAGAAATACTATAGAAAAAGCCATGAAAGCTGGTATGGATAAAAATATAGGTCATGAATATAATAAAGATATTGAGACTCGTTATAGAACTGATTACCGTCCTACTGTTCCTTCTCCTTGGCCTATCCTTAATGATGGTATTCAAGGAGGATTTGGGCCTGGGGACTTGGCTATTGTATTTGGTAATCCTGGTGGCGGTAAGTCATGGACTATGGTGGCTATTGCTGCTCATGCTGTTAAGCTTGGTTTTAAAGTCAACTACTACACTCTTGAACTCGGGGAAGATTACGTTGGTAAGCGATTTGACTGCTATTTTACAGGGTACTCTATTGATGAAGTTAATGGACATAGAAAAGAAGTACAAAAAGTAGTAGATAATCTAAAAGGTAAGTTAATAGTTAAAGAATATGCACCTAAAGGAGCTACAGTTAATACTATTAAGTCACATATTCAAAAATGTATTGATATGGACCATAAACCAGACTTGGTAGTTATAGATTACGTCGACTATTTACGAGCTCCTTCTAAAGGTAAATTCTCTGAACGAAAAGACGAAATCGA